GAGTAGTACTTATCCTCCTGAAGATGGACCACCACAGCACGTTAGTCCATTGGATTTTTTTGATGTTGAAAAAATAATGCATCACTATGGATTTACTTTAGATGTAGAAAAAACTAAAAAATTTATAGATAGGTCTTTGATTTACCCAAATTTTTATTTTTGGTGGAGAGAAAGTTTAACTATATGGAAAAAAAATGAAACCTGATATTACAGTTGCTATTCCATTCTATAATAGCGTTGATTATATTGAAGATGCTATTCGCATTCCTCTATTTGACAATAGAGTTAGTGAAATAATTATTTGTGATGATGCATCATCTGATGATCAGTATCAAAAACTTGTTTCTAAGGTTGATTCTTTATTAAATGGAGAGGAAATAAGTTATGATGTAAATTATATAACTATCAGCTAGATTGACAATATAATAAACTAGTGCAATGAAAATGTAATAGCAGCTAATAATAAAAGTAACCAAGTAATAAAGCGTTTAGAACAAGTTAACGGCTTATTGAGTGTTGTTTTAAACTTTGCAAGATACTTAATCGCAAATGCAGATGAATTATTAATAAGACTTAGAACTCTAATACTTCAGCTTGAAGCCTGCGAATCAACAAAGGACTCAGCCGTACTAGAAGATTTGAGAGCCAGCGCTGCCAATTTGCAGCAAGTTAGAGAGCAGTTAGCAACCTATGTAGCAAATCATGACGGTAAAACTAACCCCAACAGTGCTTTATTCGGTAAGTATGATATTAGAGTAGTTGATGAAGAAGTAACAGACTTAGCAATTCCAAACAAGCGTAGAAGAGGTATAGCGTTAGATCAAAGCGGAGCAATAGTAGCTCAGTCTGATTTAACATTTGCAACAAACACTTCTATCATTATTGAAGAAGTTAAAGTCAAGTTGATTAGCTTAGGATTAGTAGCTTCTTCCTATAGTAGCTTAAATGCATCAGATTTATCGGTAATTGCAACTTCATTGAGCTATTTAGAGAATGATACTGTTATATCTGAAGACTTTAGCTTCGACGACCTTCTTACAGAAAATATTGATCCACCAGACGGCTCCGATGAGAATCAAGGATTAGGCCTAAATGCTTTTATTAATAACTTGAAGGGTGGTAGAAAGCTTAGAAAGAGAGTTAGAGCAGCTATGGAGAATGCTAGTACTAAGTTTCAAAACCAACTTGCACAAGATAAAGTTGACGGAGCAACCATATTAAACACGTCCAATATTGCTAGCAACGTTGGTACTGGGGACGAACCAGTTACCGGATCAGTAGATCAAGTACAACAAAAAGCACTAAAAAAGTAATAAACAAATATTTATAATCGTATGGGAAAACTAGATTCATTTAGAAAACTTATCCGTGAAGAGGTTAGAGCTGTATTCCAGGAGGAATTAGCCACTATCCTAAAGGAAGCTATCATTTCTAATAAACAACCAATCACAGAAGCAGCAGCTCCTAGAAAAGCAGCTATTCCTGGAACCCTTAATACTCAGCCAGTTAGAAAATTAGCTGCACCAATATTAAGTCCAAACAATCCTTTGAATAGCTTACTTGCTGAAACCGCAAACGCTATGTCGGGTGATGACATGGAAAGCTTTAATTTTGATTCAAGCATGGCTCAGGGATTTGGCGGTATGGTAAGAGAGAATGCACCAGTAGTTGAAAGTGTAGGTCAAATGCTAGCATCAGCAAGACCAAGCTCAAACATGGATGCTATTGAAATAAACGCTGTTCCGGATTTCACAGCTTTAATGGCTAAAATGAAACAAAACGGGGAAGTTTAATGGCATATAACATCAGAAATATAAACGTATTAGATTTAAGACCTTCAACAGGTGTTGGGGTTTCTATACCGTTTAGTAATCCTGCTGTATTTCAAACCGTTTATAACACAAAAGACCAAATTAAGTATAACTTAATTAACTTCTTGCTTACAGATCCAAGAGAGATTATCTTTAATCCTTCTTTTGGTGCTGGTATTAGACAGAAGCTATTTCAGCCAATTACTAACACCACAGCAGACGAATTAGACTCTTTAATTAGAACAGGTGTAGCAAGATATTTTCCTAACGTAGTTATAACAGCCTTAACTTTTGGAGGTAATCCAGATGACAATCTTCTGACAGTAAATTTTTCGTACACTATTTCGAATACTAGAGAATCAGACAATATAACACTAAGCATCAATGGCTAATAAAGACATAAGATATTTAAATAAAGACTTTAGCACCTTCAAAGAGGCGTTAATTGAGTATGCGAAAGCCTATTATCCGAACTCATATAACGACTTTTCTACATCCTCTCCTGGTACCATGTTTATTGACATGGCGTCTTATGTTGGAGATGTACTGGCGTTCTATTTAGATAACAATACTCAAGAGACTTTCTTAGAGTATGCAAAGCAGCCCTCTAACTTATACAACTTAGCTTACATGCTAGGCTATAGACCAAAGGTTACTTCCGCAGCTATTGTAAATTTAGACATCTACCAACAGTTACCTGCTTCTGGAGCTAGCTATTTACCTGACTTCAACTATGCAATGACTATTGAAGAGGGTATGCAAATTAGATCTAATGTAGATACTACAATGTACTTCTATCTTCCTAATAAAGTTAACTTCAACCTATCTTCATCTGCTAACCCAACAGATATTTCTGTTTATACGACAGTAGGTGGTAATCCAAATACATACTTACTAAAAAAGTCTACGCAGGCTATTTCAGGTCAAGTATTAACAACCACACTTACATTTGGAGCAGCAGAAAGATTTCCAACTAGAGTTATACAGGATAATAATATTATTGAAATTATTAGCGTTACTGATAGCAATGGAAACAAATGGTACGAAGTACCTTATTTAGCTCAAAACTATATTTTAAAGCCTGTACAAAATACAGCTCTTGCATATCCAAGCCTTTATCAAGAGGCTAATGAAGTTCCTTATATTCTTGAAAAACTACCTGTATCTAGAAGGTTTGTTTCTCGTTTTAAAGAGAACAATACTTTAGAATTAGAATTTGGTGCAGGTATTACAGCAGTATCAGGCTCATTGCCAAATCCTAATAATGTAGGTATTGGTACTGTGAATGGTATTACTTTATTGAATACTGCTTTCGATCCAACTAACTTTGTAACAAATGATAGCTATGGTATAGCTCCTCAAAATACAACTTTAACAGTAACCTACTTAGTAGGTGGTGGAGCAGCAGCAAATGTTCAAGTTAATCAATTAACCAATATTGTAAGTTCTACTCCTACCTTTGAAGGTACTCCAAGCAACCCAACCCTACAAACAGCAGCGATAGCTTCTTTAGCTACCAACAATGCTGAAAGAGCAGTAGGCGGTGGTGATGGAGATAGTCCAGAACAATTAAGACTTAACACTCTTAATCAGTTTCCTTCTCAAATGAGAGCTGTTACACAACAAGATTATTTAGGTATTACTTTAGGTATGCCTCCTAAATTTGGTCAAGTAGCAAAAGCTTATGTAACTAAAGATGAAGCTACTTTTGCTCAATACTTAGTAGGTCAGCCAGGTGAAAGAGATCCTTTAGCTACTTCAATTTACTTACTTGGATATAATACATCAGGTCAGTTTGAAGCACCAGGACCAGCTCTTTTAAAAAATATTCAAACATACTTGAGAGAGTATAGAATGCTTACTGATACTATTAGATTAAAGCCTGCTTACATTATTAATATTAAGGTTAATTTTGATATCATAATACTTCCTAACTATTCTGCTAGAGAGACTATCTCACTTTGCTTGACTTTATTAAAAGCATACTTTAATAGAGAGAATTGGCAGATCAACCAACCTATTATTTTATCCCAAATTTACACCTTATTAGACCAAGTAGCAGGGGTACAAACAGTCAATAGAGTTACCATAAATAATCTATCAGGCACTAGTACCGGATACTCTCAGTATAGTTATGACATTTCAGGAGCAACTTTAAACGGCGTAATTTATCCTTCACTAGACCCAAGTATATTTGAAGTTAAATACCCAGACACAGATATTCAAGGACGTGTAGTAACAATGTAACAAAATGGCAGTATACCAAATATTCGCATCAGCAGATGCAACAATTTATTCTCGCTATCCAACTAAAAACACTGGGATAGATTCTGTATTGGAAGTGTCTGTAAAGAACTCTCAAGATGGATTGAGATTCTATAATAGGCAGCAGCTTATTACTGAGAATCCTTACTACACATACGACTTAGCTGCCAATAGCAATTATAACACTTCTGGTGAATTATTTCCACTAACAGATGTAAGAAGAGCTGTACTACAGTTTTCAAACGCCGATCTTAAAAAACTACAAGGATTTGCTTCTCAATCAGTAAGCCAATCCTATGAAGCAAGCCTTAAACTAAACCTAGCATTTGCTCAAAACTTAAACACAACCTACTCTATAGACGTTTATCCAGTTTCCCAATCTTGGTCAATGGGTACAGGTAGATTTGCTCAAGTACCACAATCAACTAATGGAATATCTTGGAATTACACAGGTCCTTCAGGTAGTTCACCTACTTGGTATGATAATACCTTTATATGGAGCAATTTAGATATGCCTACTTGGGAAAGTGCAAGCTACCAATGGACATATGTTCCAAGTGGTTCTTCTATCTTTTATACAACTGGAGGAGGTTCTTGGTATGATTACATTATAGGAAGTCAGAGTTTTGACTACATGTCCAACAAAGACCTAAATGTAAATATTACAGACATATTCGATGCTTGGTATACAGGATCAGTTCCTAACAACGGCTTAATAGTTAAGCATCCACAAGCAATAGAAGAAAATCCAGATGCCTTTGTTGATTTAAAATTCTTCTCTGTAGATACACATACAATCTATCCACCTACAATACAATTCAAGTGGGACGATTCATATTATTATCCACAAGGAACCAATTACGTATTAAACGATCAAATTACAATTGTATTAGCAAATAATCCTGGACAATTTGTTCAAGGTAGTGTTTATAAGTTTAGAACTGCTACTAGATACACTTATCCTCCAAGACAGTTTACTACATCATCTGTTTACTTAAATCAATTATATCTTTCTGAGAATACATGCTGGTCTTTGCAGGATGTAAAAACTAATGAAACCATTATTGATTTCGATGACAAATATACAAGATTGAGTGCTGATAGTGTTGGAAACTATTTTACAATGTATATGAGTGGGTTGGAAGTTAATAGATTTTATCGTATATTAATTAAGACTAGAATATACTCTACAACTTTTGGCCCTCTATCTCTTTATGATAGTGAGCAATCAATCTACAATGCATTATCGCTGTATTCTGCAGCAGACCTAGCATTGTTACCAGCTGAAGAGGTTATACTTACTGGACAAAACTTATTATTTAAAGTTATACCATCATAATGAGTCAAAAGGTCGATTTAATAAAAGAGGTATACGGACGTAATACATATCCTAGAGTAGTAGACACTAGCTTTAGCGAGTTGTATCTTCCTGTTACTGGTTCAACTGTATCACAAGAAGTTACAGTAGAAGCTTTTTTTGACCTGTACAATCAACTGTTCTTTCAGATTCCAGCAACAGGACAAGTAAATTCTCACGAATACTTAGTTGCAAGAAGTACAGAATATTTAGGTGGCACTGTTTTAACAGATTCAGAAAAGGCTTATATAGACGAAATAAACTCATTAAGACAACAATTATTAGAAGCAAACGCGGGATACGCAAACTTAACTAAGATAATATAATGGAGATAGTTGATGTTACATACCTAGGATCAAAAGACCAATACCAAGAGTATAGTTCTACGGATCTTTCATTAGTTAATACAGCTTTTATTACTCCAACTTTTGGTGGACCGACTGACTATATTGAACTTTTTATCAAAGATCAAGGAGGTACAATTGTAGGAAGTAATTATAATGTTACCGACTATACTATTGGAAGCAACATTGATCCAAATAATGGTAGCACTAATGTTCTTTATTTAGATCCTGAAGCCGATGTTAGAGCTCAAGGATTTAGTAGAGGTAGTGTAAATACGAAATACAACTTCTTTAGAAAGTTTATTAATTCTGGACCTGATCCAAACCAAAACTTCTGGATTAAAGAAGTTTCTACTTCTAGAACAGAAATTAAGTGTGCTCGTCAAGATATGTCTAATCTTGAATTAGCTACTGCATTTAACGAATTTAACGGTGTTCTAGGAGCTGATGCATACTATCCCGACTTCTTACTCGACTTCGGAAGAGACATTCAAATAATCGGTGTAAATGCTGTTTACGTTGAACAAGAAGGTCAAGGCTATATTGTATTTAAATTATACGAACCACTACCTGACGACTTTGATGTTAAGTCTACTTTTTGGGTAGTAACACAAGTTGCTGAGCCTGCTGAGTTTAATGTTACTATTAACGTAACTCCCACTCTAATTCCTGACTCCGCTCCTTTAAGAGGACCTAATTATAAAGTTAACATAACGGATAAGGTTGGTAAGACAACTCCCTACTACAACTATGCTTCTTTATTCTTGACTTCTGTTACTTCTTCTTATCAACAGTTACAGTCGATGATGGATGAGAAAGGTATTCAAATTAACGTTGACTACGGTAGCTTTGAGAACTTTATACACTTTTCATCTGCTACAGAGAGATTATATAACTTTGCATATAAAGTAGAACAGATTGAATCTGCTTCTGCTGGTTTAACTTCTCTCAATACTGCAACTGCAAAAGTACTTTTACAAAATACAATTGACAGCACAATCCAAAAGTTTGATGGATGGGAGTACTCCTTGTATTTCAGTTCAGCCTCAACTTCTTGGCCTAAAAGTTCAACAACTCAACCATACCCTCTTTATTCAATAACATCTTCTCAAGTTGTAAACTGGTTAGGTAGTCCAACAACTACACCTACAGCTACAACGATGAGTATGTTCTATTCATCATCTTTGTATGATAATAACAATAAGGATTGGTTACAATACGCAACTCCAAGTTATATAAGAGACGATCAAAATAACGGACCATATTTAGTATTCCTAGATATGATTGGTCAACACTTTGATAACATTTGGATATACTTAAAAGATTTAGGTAACAGATACTCTGCAGAAAACAATCCATTTGTAGGTATCTCAATGGATCAAGTTGGTGATGCATTAAAAAGCTTTGGTATTAATTTGTACACCAATACAAATGTATCCGACAATATCTACTATTCTTTATTAGGTATTAATCAAACAGGCTCTGCTTTACCAGTAACATCAAGTGCTTATTCTCAAGTTAACATTGCTAGTAGTAGCTTATATCCTTTAACAGGACAACCTTATTTAACCGCTTCTTTATCTCTACCTCCATTTGGAGACGAATTAATTAGAAGATATGTTACAACTTTTGTTACAGCATCAGCTGGAGTAACTTCTAGCTTTGCTACTTTACCAGCTGAGCAATTAAAGAATGAAATCTACAAACGCTTATATCATAACTTAGCATACTTACTTAAGACTAAAGGTACTGAGAGAGGTGTTAAGGCTTTAATTACTACGTATGGTATTCCTGAAGATATCTTAACAGTTAATGAATATGGTGGTTATAACATTTACGATATAGCAGGTATTCAAGAACTTAATAATGAAAATATTACAACAGGAAGTGTACTAAACATTTCAAGTAGCTTACTTTCTCCATATACAACTTTACAGTATTATCAAAACAATACAGATAAGACTTCTCCTGATATTGAAGTAGGATTTTCTCCTACAGATGCTATCAATGCAGCAATTACCTCATCTGGATATGTTACCGCTTCTAATCAGCCAGGATATTTTAATATCATGCAGTATATTGGAGCTCCAAATCTACAATACTCAAGCTCTTATATTCCATTAGAAGCTTTAGAAAATACCTTCTTTGCAAATACAATGACAGGTAATGCTCAAACAGGATTACAAAGATTCAATGTTTGGGACTTTATTAGATCTATAAAGTACTATAACAACTCTCTATTCAAGATGATTAGAGATTTTGTACCTGCAAGAGCTAATTTAAGTAGTGGTGTTATTATTAGATCTCACATCTTAGAAAGAAATAAGTACGCTAGACATGAGCCTACTTTTACAGTAATTGAAGCTCAAGCTCAAATAGGTTTAGTTTCAGCAACAGGATCAGCTCCAGGTGGAATTTTATACAACACCTCCTACACAGCTTCTGTTCCAGTACAATATAGTAGTGCTTCAAATTACTTATCAAACGCTTCTGGATCCGTTATAATGATAGCAAATACTGGCATGGAAAACTACACAGGTCAGTATAGTGGATCTTTTATACAAGCTGCAGACAATTATTTTGATCAAGTTGGAGTTTCAAGTTATAGTTATCCTTGGACTTCATCTGTAGCACCATCTCAACATGGTGGCGCAAGTATTTTATTTACTACCTACTCTTTAAATTACTTATTGAATAATGTCACAGGTTCAGTAATATCTCAGAAGTTTTTAGAGTTAGATTATAATAGTAATCAAATTATTCCTACAAACTACGGACTTGTTACAAAATCTTTAGCAACAACTTTAATTATAGGACCTGCCTCTCAGAGCCAACAACCTTATTCACAGTACTCTCAAGTACAAGATTATAACTACTCCTTACGTAGAAGTATCCAACCAAGATACAGTGGCTCTTATATTTCTGGCTTATATTACAACGTCTTTACACCACAAAGCACCAACTATCCAGGAGACATTTCTTATGGTAACGACCCAGTTATTAACTACTATACTAATAAGTTGGGATTATTTACTCAAGTAGCTACAAGCTCTTTTATACCAGGAGCAGTAAATGCCTCTATAGCTTACTTTGCAGATGTATCAGGTGGCTTAGCTGAATTAAATCAGAACAATAAAAGCTGGCAAGATCTTCAAAATATATTTGTCGCAGGAGAAACGTTGACTATTAAGCAGTTTGATAATAAGAAATATTCAAACCAAATAGCAACAGATGGTGTAAAAACAATTTACAATAGCGGTTATAATTATACTCCACAGCTATACTTCAATACAGGCAGCGATCCTAGATTGTATTTTCAATTTGCAGGCACTGCAACAGCGGGTACTTTCATAGCAAATAACGTATACTCTACAGGCAATGTTAGTGGAAGTGATACTACTCCACGATACCAAACTGATGAATATGGGCAGATTTATAATATTTTTGACGTAGAAACAACGGATACAAATAGTAGCTACAATTCAGGCAGCTACACACTTGCTCAATATTCTTCTTACACAGCCTCTTATGCTGGAGCAAGATCTTTTGTTGGCAACTTTACAGCGACTATTTTAATGACAGGATCTAATCAAGCTGTTACTTATAGCTTCTTTGCTGTCAAAGAAAGTACTGGTGCTGTTTTGGGTAGTGGATTTTCATCAGCTTCTTTCAAGTCAACTCAAACCGCTGGCAGCACGCTTCCTGGAAATGTTAATACAACCACTCCAGACATTCAGATAAATTCAGTATCATCCTTTCTTACTGACTATGTTGAACAAGGACCATTTAACGTTTCTGTGAATGGAGTCTTTCAAGGCACTTTTGGTGCAGCAGACTGTTATATATCAGCTAGTGTAATACAAGGCAATATAGATGGGATAGGAGGTCAGATTGCTTTAGTAGCTTACTCTCCTCTTGGATCTGCAATATATGATACTTCAGGTGTGCTACAGACTTATATAAATACTTATGACGCCTATAGTGGAGACTATGCAACCTCTCTTGGCAATCTTTACGGCACTAGTTCAATAGCACCTGTAGATAACTTATCTGCTACTTTAACACTTAGCATATCAACAGATCAAGTCAGCCTCAATACAGGCGATAAAATTTTATTTAAAGTACTACAAAACTACACTGGAAGTACTCGAAACTTTACATCATCATTTTCAGCAGGAACTTTAACAGTAAACGAATCTGTTACTCAAGGAAGTTACCCATATGCTTCGACAAGTTCTGGTGCTTTTATAAATGGACTATCCAATACCGGCTCCTATGGTACTATAACACTGAGTAGTGATCTAAGTGGGTATTATGGATATCAGTTTGTACCTTATTTTGTATCGGGTGGTTTGTCCTATTCTAGTAGTTTGTATAATCAGTATGGAGATGTAAATACGACATTAGTACCGGAACCTTTCGATAAGATACTTCTACAAGATGTTAACGGAATTGTACAAAATTTAGACGTATATACTTCGAGTTTGAATGGTGGAATTTTGCAGATTACAACTTTTCCAACTATCTTAGGCAACTGGGTTACTAATAAAGCATTGGTTCAAAAGTGCCTAATTCTTAGAAGATATAAAGACGAGCAAAACGTAATTTTAACATATAATAAACCACCTGGACAAACTTCATATGGATTCTTAATACCAAACAATGTAACTCCTGATGTAACCAATAATATCAACACATTACAAGCAGCCGTACAGTCACAATTATTATCAACCCAGACTGGAACAACCAATCAATAATTTCACAAAATAATCTATTTATAAAGAGATAAATCACAAAAAACATGGGATATTTAAATAACACATCCGTTGTAGTAGACGCAATTCTTACCAATACAGGTAGACAATTGCTTGCACAAAACGATGGTTCCTTTCAAATTACACAATTTTCACTTTCAGATGATGAGGTAGACTATACTTTATATAATCCAAACCAACCATCTGGATCTGCATTTTACGGCGAAGCTATTGAAAACATGCCAATTATTCAAGCTTTTCCTGAATCTAACGAAATCATGAAGTACAAGCTGATTACTCTTCCAAGAGGAACAGCCAAACTACCAGTAATTAATGTAGGATATAGTGCTATTGTAATTAAGCAAGGAGCTTCTCTATCTATTACACCACAGACTTTAAACTACTTAGGAGCAACTTCTACGTTTGAACAATCTGGATATGTAGCTACAATTGGCGATGTTAGAACAATGTCAGGCTTTAATGGTGTAGGAATTAATACTCCTGATGCAACAGCATTGAATGCTACTGGTACAATTACAGTTGGAACTAACGTTTCTAAGACAGTAATTGGTACTTCAATCAATTTAACAGCTACAACTGTTAATACATTGTTCGGTACTAACACAGTTTTATATACAACATTGACTGTAATAGGTCGTGATTCAGGCGCAAGAATTCAAATCCCAGTTCAAGTAACAAAAGTAACACAATCATAAGAATATGTCATTCACTAAATTAGATCCATCCGATTTTGTCATTAGTACGGACTCAGTTACAGCTCCAGCTTGGAGTTCTAATGTTCCAACACTAAGCACTTTCTTTACATCTACACCAGCTCAGTCGACTTATATAACTCAAAACGCTTTCTACTTGAATGTATACCAAGCACCAGTGGGTTCTACAAGTGCTTCGGTTCAATTTGCAATAGCTTACGGTCACCAAAATGGATCAGGTTCACTACCTTATAACCCATTGGTACCAGGTGTAACTCCTTCGTTAACAACCTATAATCAATATAACACTCTAATTTACGGACCTGCAGTATCATCTTCAACTCAAGGATTCAACTTTGGTGGAGCTGCTACTAACGCAATTGATATGTTTGCTGTTAACATTGATAGAAATAGATACAAAGAGAGTTTATTTCCTGGAACTTTTAATATGACTTTAAAAGGACCTACTGGAGCTGCAATCACAATCTGCGACAACAGTAACGATGTTTCGGTAATTAACTACTTAGATTGTGGTAGAGTATTCGATCTTGTTTCCGGCTCTAATGGTAGAGCAGCAAGCGTAACTCCAACTGGAGGTATTGCTCAAGGATACACAGTTTCAGGTTCTTATGGAATGTATTTACCAGACATTGGAGTAATTCTTTTGAATCCAAGAGCATTGGCTTTGACTCAAGCTTATGGAGGTATTGCTCTAAGCGTCGACACTCTTAACTACACTACTGGAAGCGCCGCAAACACACAATTATATACTTCTTCAGTTAATAATAACAACTTATTTACAGCTGTTTCTGGCGGAGCTCTTGTATCAGGATCTTATGGATTCCAATTAACTTCTCAAGAAAACATTTCTTCAAACTACGTTTTCTGTAGAATGAAAAACTCAGAGTATAACTATTCTTCAAATCCAACATTCGTATCTGGATCTGGAAACTTATTATTCTCTAATATGGTTTACAATCCACAAACATATGTAACAACTGTTGGTCTCTACAATAATAACAGCCAATTATTAGCTGTAGCAAAGATGTCAAGACCTTTAGTTAAAGATTTCACAAAGGAAGCACTAATTAGAGTTAAATTAGACTGGTAATAAAGTAAAAAATGAGTAGAGCATCCAATAGTCTTAAAGCAACAGATGTAACAGCTACTCCCATCAAACTTAAATACTCTGCTTCTTATAGCAATACGACTATATGTGATTCAGGAATTTACGCACAAAGTGGGATTAACGGCCCAGTTACGATAACAGGCTCTGTACCTGGTGCTACTCTACGCTATAGATCTATACGCCAACTCTTTTATTCCAACTATCTTACAGGATCTTATCAAACAACGACTTCAAGCTTTGATAATTCTTTACAATCAACCGCCGCTTCAGGAACATTTGAAGGCAATACAATAGCATCTGCATCAGCAGATGTTCGTAGTTTCCCTACAGAGTCAGGAGGTAAGATTAAAATTCTCACTATTCCAAGAAGCTCCTATGGAGAGCAGGTTTCAAGGAGAAGTTTCTCACTAGCTTCTGTAGATGGAACAACATACAATCTAGTAGATGATGGTAATGGTAATGTCATCGATAAGCTTAATAACAATACCTACGTTGGTAATATAATATACGCACAAGGTTTTGTGATTATAACTAATCCAAATTACTATTGTGTAGTTGATGGTGGTCCAACTACCTTTCCAAAGTCCTATGTCTTTGATATAACAGATAACCCAAAGACGTTCAATCCTATTTTAGGTGCTATTCCAGATTGTGCTCCAGTAGTATCTTCTAGTTTAGTTTTAGCACCCTTTCCTGGATTTAATTTTCCAACTTGGAGCAAGGATGTGAGTGGTAATGTAACACTAAATGAAAACGATCCTATTACAAATGAGGTTGGAATTTATAAGGATTTGTATACAATGCAATCAACTTACTGTGGCACATCTGATGCACAACCTATTACTGTTCAAATAATAGATGTCTCTGTAAGCGGGCTAACAGTTACAGTTGTAGCACCAACTCCAACTCCAACTTCAACACCAACCCAAACACCAACTCCAACAGTTACTATAGGATTAACACCAACAGCAACTCAGACTCAAACACAAACACCGACAACTACTACTACATTAACTGCTACACAAACACAAACACCTACAGAAACACCTACTCAAACACCTACTCAAACACCTACAACTACTACAACATTAACTACCACACCTACTCAAACACCTACACAAACACCAACACCTACTTCTTCAGGAGTATATGTATTCTATAGCGCAGATAGATATACTTGCGATAGTCCATCAGGACCTTGTACATATGTTGAAACATTAGATATCGCTAACCCAACATCTCTTAATACAGGTAAGTTTTATCTTGATAGTATAAATGGGTATGTATTTAATATTGTAGGTGCAGCAGGTGCCGGTCCGTACTTATACACAAATATGAGTGGCGCAGGAACTGATAATTGTAGTTCATTATGTAGTGTATAAAAATAAGATAAAAAGATTAAATGGCACAAACGTTATTCATACAAGCACAGGATACAGGAGTTCAATCCGATCTCTTTAATGTTTACTATACCCTTTCGGGCGATAGTACATTGTACCCTGTAACAGGCTCTGATGGTAACGGTTCAGATAACGGAAACATTAATCCAATTACTGCTGCCACACTCCTATCCGGATTCTATGTACTAGTTCCAGATACTACTACATACATTTACGTTTGTAACTACGGAGGACTCGGAGATGGTCGCTGTTATACTGCGAATTTACCTGGCGTATCTCCAACTCCTACTCCTACACAAACACAAACTCCTACTGCTACTACAACATTACCGCCTTCAACAACACCTACACAAACTCCTACACAAACGCCGACTACTACGACGACTTTAACGGCTACGACTACACAAACACCGACTACTACAACGACTTTAACGGCTACGCCTACACAGACTCCGACAACTACTACTACATTAACAGCTACGCCTACACAAACACCAACACAAACGCCAACAACTACTACAACATTAACGGCTACACCCACACAAACTCCGACAACTACTACCACATTAACGGCCACACCTACAGAG